AGCTTCCTCGATAACATCCGCAAGGATGTGTTGAAGATCACAGGCGATGCTTTGAAAGATAGCAGCATCCACAACATCGCTTCATGCTATGCCACGCAAGATCCTCTCACCAAGAGGATGCTCACCGCGGCGATAACCTACGCCGAAGAGAGCCTCCAGAAATACAACGTCCTTATCGAAGGGCCATCAGGCACAGGTAAGGAGTTAGTTGCAAAGATCCTAGCCCACAAACGGAAGCCTCTCAAGGCTATGAACATGGCAGGTCTGACTGACACACTCTTTCAAAGCGAGCTATTCGGATACATGCCCGGCGCTTTCACCGGCGCTAAATCAAGAGGCGACGTAGGTTTCCTAAGAGCAGTCGGCAAGGGCACTGCTTTCCTCGACGAGATAGGCGAGTTGCCGCTGGCGCATCAAGCTAAGTTATTAAGGGTACTCCAAGACAAGACTGTTCTCCCAGTGGGCGCAGTTGATCCTGTGCCGATTCAATGTAGGTTTGTCTTCGCGACAAACAGAGATCTGTTGAAGATGGTTAAAGAGGGAAGCTTCCGTGAGGATCTATACTTCCGCATCAATGAGCTGGGTCTGAAGACTCGCTCGTTGTATGATCGTGGTGTACAGGAGATACGATGCGTTGCATCAGCGATCATCGCCGAGGAAAACTGGACGCCGCTTGGCGAGCGGGAGCACTTCGGCGACGAGACATTCTCTTTTGGGAATGTTCGTGCGTTGAGGAATCTATTACTTAAACGTGAACTTGGAGAGATTGAATTGCCGGAATATGATAAAGGAGAATAAAGATATGAACAACGAACAGATCCCAGATAAGTTTAGCCTCGACAACATCGAACCCTACATGCTTCAAGTATCAAACCTGAACAAGCCACTCCTAACAATCCACAGCGACGGTCGCATCACTGTGTCGGAAGATCTTAAACCCACAGAGACAGCGGCCGAGGTGTTGAAGATCATGCAGGATATGTGGTTGAGTAATCAGCAGGTTGTAAAGATTAAAGAACTACAAGAGAGGATCAAACAGCTAGAAACCAGCGTGTCTTATTGGAATGACCGCTACAACGACCTAAATCACAAGGTTCAAAATCGTGACAACTACTAAAGAAATCAAACTCCACGAACTCCCGCCCGATGACCCGCTAAGAAATACTGCTCTCAAAGATCTTGATGTAAGAATCAGATGCCGCCACACCAAAGCCACACGCGACCCGCGAACGTGGAAGATAAAGAACAATACCTATAACCACCTTGCCGCAACATGGCAGAATAACTTTGACTTTGTAGTCCTATGAATATATTCAACCCCTCAAATCAACAACAACCACAACTAGACCCAACCGCGTTGCTCAAGCAAGCGGAAAGTCTTCTCAACAAAACCGAACGCAAGCAAGGCTGGCCATACTACGACATCAAGCATGCGATTCAATTCGCACAGCTTGTCGTTAAGCTCTCTAAGATTCCCTCTAAGAAAGCCACCATCAATTCTTTAACACTCAGGCAGCAACCTCAGACCATCCGCGCCCGCCTCTCACAAGGCAAGGCATTCCTCACAGACAAAGGCACTGCTGTGCTTCAAGGCACCATCGACCCTGATGATATCCCTATCGTTGACGAGCTTAAAGAAAAGGTGCAGATCTCTGTGCGCAAAGTCAACCTCATCATCGAACTCGTCGAGCCTGTGGATAATATCCTCGACGCGATGACTCCGCTCATGGGCGGCACAGACGAAGATCCTACAACCTTCAACGAAGATGTCTTCCGCGAGGAGATCGTAGAGTTCATGAACAGCGGCGAGGTTGGAAGTCAGGCAAGCTGGCAGAACTACACCTCAAGTGCGGAGAAGTTCGCCCGGCAGCTCGCCATGCAAGACAACACAATCATCATCGAGACAACGCCCACCGAACTCATCGTAATGAAGATGAGTGAGGAGATGTTGAAAGGTCTGGAGTGATAAGTAAAACACAACCACAAAATGCAAATCTTCCTCCCATATCCCGACATCGAACAAAGCGCGCGGGTCTTAGATACCCAGCGCCTGATGAAGCAGCGCGTTGAGTCTTATCAGATCCTCAACACAATCCAAGGTAAGTCTGAGGGCTGGCGCAGTCATCCCGCTGTGAAGATGGTCAAGAACTATCCCGCATGGCTCTGTCTATACAGCATCAAGATCTGCCAAGAAGCCCGCGCTCGGGGCTATGTTGACAATCTCTTGCCGCATTTTGAAAAGGAGATTCTCACTTACCCTTATATCATACAGCCCCACTGGCTCGGCTCTTATCTACACAAGACACATCAGAGTAATCTGATAAGAAAGAAAGCAGATTACTACGCACCGAAGTTCCCAAACATTCCAGACAACCTACCATACTTCTGGCCTCTATGAATCTATTCAAATGGTATCGCAACTGGCGCATACAGCGCATCGAAAGGAAGATAGCATACCTCGAAAAGTTCTGCGATTCTTTCCATGACAGAGAAGGGAAAGTTCCTTATATTGTATCAACCACACACAGTCTACCCGAAAAACGCGCCAAGGTTGCTGAGCTTCGTAAGAAGATCTATCATCTCCAAGAGTTCTGACTTATGAAAATCCTTATGATAGGTCTGACAATCACCTCAATCCAAACGACACTGATCGCCCTCCAGCAAGACTTCGATGCTAAATTAAGGGCACTATCAACAATCGAATCCAATGACAACGACAAAGCAAAAGGCAAGCACGGTGAACTCTCCCGATATCAACTCAAGCGATCAGTCTGGCGACAGCACTTCCCTTCTGAAAAAGATCAGAGACATATTCCGACCGAGGCGCGGCGCTGTGCTAAAGCGCATCTATGCTGGCTCGAACTCAGACTCTGCCTCGCCCAGCGAAAGAACACTCCAGATCCAAGAGATATATACGCGGCCTGGAATCTCGGCCTTGCTGCTTTCTCAAGGAAAGAATATGACTTTAACAGACTCAGCAAATCCGCAAAAGCAAAGTGCGAAAGATTCTATAACCTCTACAGCGACTACAGAAATAATCAATAACAATATGAAAGAAGACAAAGGTCTAACATTTGCCATCGCCACCGAGCCAGAAGCTCCACGTCCAAAAGAGCATTACTTCTACGCCTATCAATACAGCCTCAAGGGCCAATGGTTCTCGACCATGCTATACGACACGCCAGAGAAAGCCGCAGAGAACACGACGGACAAAGCTATCGTTCGTAGGAAACTCTGTTGTGTTGTGCTGTGATCTATGACCTATGAGTAACTCCAATCTCAACGAACTCGATCTCTTACTGGGCCTACCAAAACCCGTCGAAGAGATGACAGACAAAGAGCTTGAGAAGTTTCTTCTCAAACACTTTCCTCATACCCGCCCAACCGGCACCGATCTCGCTTCCCTCCTAAACGATCCTCTGCTAAAAGGCATAGACGTTCAAGCCATCATCAATCAAACTCAGAACTTCAAACTGAAGAAATAATTTTGAGCTACTCAGCGTGTACTGCAAGCTGTTCTTGCAGCAGGGTTTTTGACAGTTTCCCCTGGGACGGCGCGCTGGGTAGCTCTTTCTTTTCTCTTTCTTTTCCTTAAATAACAAATGAAAATAACATACAAAGACTTGCCGCACGAAGGCATTCCCGCCGTGATCCCAATCAACGCTTCTGGATTAAAAATCTCAGCTTGTCCGAGGCGTTGGTTCTTTACAGTGTTCCTCGGTTTGAAACCACAAGAGGATATCACTGCTCTCACGGTGGGCAAGATCATCCACAAGTTCGCAGAGAACGTAGCATTCGACAGGAGCGGAGAGAAGTGGCAAGAAGCCTGTATGGAGGCGTTCAAAGAAGCGAAGGAGAAGAATCTTCCCACCAAAGATCAAGATCAGATTCGGAAGGCTTTGACTGCGGCGCCTCTGTCCTCTCTTCCAACGCCCCTAAAGTTCGGAGATAATCGCGGCGCTGAGTTTCACTTCAACATTCCCGTCGTCGACCGCCCGGGCTTTGCTTATGTCGGCACCGTTGATGTTCTCTCCGTGACGCCCGCCGGGATCGTGCAGATCACAGACTATAAGACGACGCGCAAGTACGCATTCAAAGACGCCGTCGCGGGCTACGAAGGTGACACGCAGTTCTCTTATTACTATTACATCTTCCAGAAGTTTGCGTATGAGATCTTCAAAGACGACATCAACTATGCAAACGCTGCATGGTATCGTCGCATGGTCATAAGGACTCTCATCGTCCAGATCTCCCTACCAAGTCCCGCATGGCGCATCGGCCCAGACTGGAGCTTCACTGAGGAGCAACTCTGGGAGTTCGATTCGGAAGTCAAAGATCGCATCGAGACTTTCACGCAAGATATCAACGAAGCAATGGCCCACGATAAGCTTCCTCCGCCTAGCGGCAAAGCGTGCAATGCCTGTCCAAGCTGTCCCTTCAAACGAATCTGCTTTGCGCAGAACGCTGTGCAGCTTGAACTCTTTTTGTCGGAGTGCTCAATAACTAAGTACGAACCTCTGACTTGGTAAAAAATAAAAACATATGACAACAGAAACATCCCCTCCAAAATGGCCCAAGACCCTCATCGCACTCGTTGGCCCGAGTGGCTCAGGCAAGTCTACGTCCTTCCGCAACGTAGATCCCGCGCGCACCGTTATCTTCGACGCCGAGCGAAAGGGTATGCCGTTTCGTGTGCGCGACGAGAAGCTCGTTGTGCCGATCGACAGCTATGATAAGCTGACTGTTGAGTTGAATAAGGTAAAGAAAGATACAACGAAAGATCTCGTCGTCATCGACTCAATCACCGCGGCGATTGATCAGCTTCAGGTCAAGTGTGAAATGATGTACAAGGGTTTCGACATCTGGAAGAATTACAACGATGGCATCCAAACTTTGTGCACTAATCTCAAGAGTCTCGATAAAACCGTTATCATCACCGGCCTTGAGGAGATCGTCCCTATTCAAGGTCTCGACGGGAGTATGACCACTCGACGCCGCCTCTATGTCCAAGGTAAAGAGTGGGCAAACAAAGGCATCGAGTCTGAGTGTCTCGCTGTGTGGTCTGTCTATGCGAAGAAAGAAAAGGGATCTGACACGATCCAATACTTCTTCGCC